CTTTTAGCAGATCCTCCATGACCGAAATTGGACATAACGGAAAAGGTTTCATCAGGGTTCTGTTCAACTATAGTACTCATACCTTGAGTGTCTTGTTGATCGGTAGTAGTAACTCCGCCCTCTCTAAAAGACATTCGGCTGGGTCTGTTTAATTCATCAGAATAAGACTGAGCTTCGTCCTCTTTAACAAATTTAACATTATTAGGCATTAGAATATCCTCGTTTTTAGAGCCATACCGCCGACTTTAAATTTATTTTTAGCTATTGTATTACTCCAAGCTTTTCCCGCTCTTTCTACTGAACCAGAGGAACTGCCTTTTCTCATAGCTTTCCCCATAGCTTTCATCCCCTTCTGAAAAACTTCTAGTTCTGTAAGAGGTTCTTTAACCTTTTCAGTCATTAGAAAACCCTCGTCTTTTGAGCCATACCGCCATCGTTTCTATTCATATAACCGCCCATAGCTTTGTTATCGGGCTTAATAGTTATCTTATCAAGAAGTTTAAGAGCAGGGAACATTTTCTCAAAGGATTTTTTAGTCTTCGCCACCGACTTTTTTCGTGTACCTGTTTTAGACATTAGAATACCCTCGTTTTTTGAGCCATACCGCCATCGTTGCGCTTCATGTACATCTCGTCTGCACGGATGCGATCTGCATCAGACATAGTTCTGGAAGATTCGTTGAGCAGTTTCTTCATCATCATTTCTTCAACACGGGCGCGATCTGCATCGGATATAGTTCTAGAAGATTCGTTAATTTTCTTCTTCATCATAGCCTTTGCACGGGCGCGATCTTGATCAGATATAGTTCTAGCCATTAGAAAGTTCCTTTGCCATCGTTATCGTTAAAAGTAAAACCTTTAACTTGAGCGGGAGGAGTTCCTTGAATACGAGCCATACCTCCATCTGCATAACCCATTGGTTTAGAACGACTTAAACGGGACATTCCGGAACTTGGCGCTGCAGAACCACCGCCTTGGTAACCATTCATTTTCTTTGCTGTTTTCATGAGACTATTCGCCTTTCCTTTAGAAATACCCATTTGCCTAGACATCTGATTTACATTAGTCATTATGCGTTCCTTTTATTAGCGGTCTTAGCAGAGTTTTTAAAGGCGGTACTAGTTGGAGCGCCGGGTGAACCAACCTTTCTCATCTTTTCGCCTGATCCTCCAGCTATACGTCTTCGTTTAGCCGCTATGTTAGCGTACAAACCTTTTTTACGTTTAGCAATTTTAATTCTACTCATGAACACACTTTCCACAGGAACATTCGGAACAAGTAGTAGCATCACAATGGCAGTCATGTCCACAGTCAATGCATTTCAGATCGTCATTTGTCATTTTCCAACTTTCTTTAAAGCTGCTTTATGAGACTTCGTAAAGGTTGCACCCTTTTTCATTTCACTCTTCATAAACGCCATGTGTTTTTTAGTGTGGTGCTTAGAATGTTTCTCTAATGTATCAGCCTGTCTTTTTGTTAACATTTCCATCTCTTCCTTGCTTGGCGTAATCTGCTCTTAGGGTTTTTAGCTGCTTTAGGAAACTGTTTCATTTGACCTGCGGATCTAGCGCAATAAGATTTACGCCGTTTCGCTGATTTACTTCCTGGTTTTACTTTCCCTGTAACAGCCGTCTTTAACTTAGATCCTGGGTTTTTCTTACGGTAGGCTTTCACGCCTTTAGAAGTCATTCCGGCTCCACTGTCGGTGGAACGGTAGTTTGCTCCTTTTCCTTTCGTGGTTTTTCGGATAGGTCGTTCTGTTTTTCTTGCCATGACGGTCTACGTCTATCCCATTCGTTTCATGTGAAACAGTCAAAAAACATTTTAAACATCATGTTATAATATCCATAGTATTAAATGAAAAAAAGCTTCTACAAAAAACATTTATTTACTCTCCACGGCCAGCGGTTCCTTGATTAATCCTTTCCAAGTTAACGTCTGCCCTTAATAAGGCTATATCTTCTTGGGAATCAATTTTATCTCGAGCAAGTTCTAGTTTGTTTTCTTCTTTACCTTCTTCAAACTCCTGCTTCACGGAAAACTCGTTGGATTTTCTCTCAATATCGCTGGCTTTTATGTCAAGTTCCTTAGAACGCAACTCAACTAAAGGATCTACCTGACCTTCTGGTGGTGGCATCAAGGCGGACATAACTTCTTGAGTATATTGAGCTATTAACTGAGCTACTTTTGACTCTACATCCATCTGAGGAGGTTGTTGTCCTGTTTGTTGAGCTTGTTGCGCCATAACGGTCATCTCAGCCATAGCAACGCCTCTTGCTTTAAGGGCTATATGCTCACATAAATGAGCTTGTAATAACCCAAAAACAGGTGGGGTAGTAGAAGGTATAGGGGTCATCATAAACGCTATATGAGCCTGTATATGAGCATCGTGGTCTTGTGTAGGGAATGCTTGTAACATTTCCTGTATGATAGCTCTTGCGTTTTCTATGCCAGGGTCGATAGGTTGAGGCGCTGTAGGTGCTGGTAGAAGAATATCTATGTTTTGGACTCCTATCGCCTCATATATTCTCCGGTATGCCTCATATAAGTTGTGCAACTGCGGATTTGACTGCGCTAACTCTAGTTGCGTCTGGGCCAAGGCCAATCGTTGCGACATAGAGAAGATATTTGGGTCAGAAACAGGTAGTATGTCGATTCTTTCATCAAAATCAGACTGTTTTATGCTAGTTTCAGCGCCGTGTACGTTATAGGGGTACACAGGAGGTAAAGATTCGGCAAAAATCTTAGCCAACATCTTAAATTCTTGCTTCTGAGCGTAGTGCATCCGCTTATGGATAGCTGACATTACCTTTGAACCACGTTCCAGAAGTGCAACAGTCGTTCCAACCGCCGCACTTTGGTTTCCATCACCTACTTGTAGGTCTGCAATGGCGGCAAAACGTCTTCCAGCGTCCACAACGAAGCCTAACAGCTGCATTAATGTTTGACTTGGTTCTTTGTATGGAAGTGGCATGATACTTTCTCGAAGAGAACCACCGGGTACATCAATATCGCGAAACTCACCAGGAGAAAGAGGCTCGTCAGCATCGCGGATGCGAATACCGCGAGCTTTAAAGCCAGCAGGAAGGTTAGCCAGAGTACCTGCATCGATTAATTGCCTCAAAATAGACGTTGCAGAGCGACCTAGCCCTCCAATCATGTGTAAAAGACCAAATCCGTAAAAACCTAGCCCTGGTAAGAACTTATAATGCGTAAAATATTGTAATTTTTTGTAATACTCGTCATTTTCAGCCCAGTTTCTACGAATAGACAGAACCGTTCCGCTTCCTTCGTCGATTGTGACAATATAAGGAAGCTTAATACCTGTTACTTCGTTATCTAAGGGACTTTTATGCTCAAAACCCTTTAAATCTAGGTCAACGTGCATCTCCAAAAGGGTGCAATCGTCACTATCCGTAGTCTTTTGGATACCCATAAGGTTTCTTTCTTTCTCACGAAGCTCATTATCTCCCTCGTAAGGTTCTAATTCGACATCCCTATAGAATCCACCAGCCTGAAACTTGCGTACAGAGTTAGTATCCATACGAGTTACGTGAGTTATACGTGATGCTGACTGTAGATCAGTTGCGTTATACGGAACAATAAGATCGTCAGCAGGTATGAACCGCGAAACAGCACGATCTAAAATGTCATCAAAGTATGTTTTCTTAAAAGCACTTCCTGCAAGAGGGAGATAGAATAACAAACGATCCATTTCAGGATCATACTCTTCCATAACATTAGTTATCTGGTAATTCATGAACTCAGAAACACGCTGAGACTGTGATTCAATATCAGGAGTTGCTGCTCCAAGGATCAATGTCCGTACTGGACCAGAGCTTGGAAGTAATTCCTTATAGGCTTGTGCTTGAAATTGAGTAACGGCTTCTGCAATAACAGGATGGGTTACACCACTGGAACCACGAAACGGTTCTTCTCTGTCCTCGTACTTAATTCCAAGTAAATCTAGGCCACTACGATAGGTGTCTTCCCATTCATCGCGGCTGGTCTTATCGTCTTCATAAAAAGAAATAAGTTCTGAGGATATATCCATCAGATCTCTTTCGTCTAACAATTCTGATAAGTTAGCGTCTTGATCCGCTAACAATTCTTCTTGAATAGCATCCTCAAAGTTTAGAACAACAGAACCGTCTTCTTCTTCAATGATCTCTGTTGGTTCTTCAATGATCTCTATTTCTTGATCTTCTTCCATAGAGTCATCTGGAAAACCTTGTGAGGGCATTGCTTCATCTATAAGAGATATAGGTGTGTCAGCCATTATTTAGATACCCCTTTGAATTTTTCAAAGCTACGCAAACCGCCCAAACCTAACATTCCCAGAAGGACGGGCATCATGACGGTCAAGTCCATAATAGGTAATTGGACCAGATAACCTGATTGAGCCAGTATAAAAACTAGTATTGGCTGCATAACATAAGTATAGGCTAAAGCAACCCCGCATGTCCAGCCGATAAATGGACGCCAGCCAGCGACGAACATAGAACGATGCTGTCCTTCGGCCTTGTTTATGTCTAATTGAGCTAAATCAATCTGGGCTAAGTTTTTTGTAAGCTCTGCCTCGATCTCTCTTTTAGCTTTTGCTGCCGCTTCTTTGTCTTCTGGAAGAAACCTTCCAATAACATCTCCGATAACAGGCAACAGTGTAGGTATAAGCGAAGCTATCATTTCTTGTTACTCATGTATGCGGTCATACCCATATATGCACCAACCACGCCCGCTTGTCCAATATAAAACAAACCAAACAAGTCCGATAGCGCCTTTATCCGCGTATCAGGGAATATCGGAAAGAACACCGCTGATGTAAAAAACAACATTGACCACATAGAGACCCACGCCATTTGACGCTGGGCATCGGACTTTTGATGCTTGTCTACGGCTTCTGCTATGACGAGTTCTTTATCAGAAACAATACCGTCACCATCAATATCAAGATCATTATGTACACTGTTTTTCTGTAGCTTTTTTTGCGCCATCTTCTAAAACAATTATTTAGAACTCTTTTCTGATAAAAAGAAGCCCCCTGCCGAAACAACTATTCCTATTATAGATATTGTTATTATGTCAGTTAGTACGCCAGCGCCTACTAGTATAACACCAACAGCCACGCATGTTGAAGGCTCGATAGCACGGTCTTTAATCCACTCTAGCATTAGTATCTCCTAATAATATTGACGGGAAGAAGCCACCGTAATGTCATCTTCTTCCTCGTCTGAGTCAAGTCTAACAAATCCACCTTTACGATATCTAATAAGTGCCATTGTCATGCTATCGCAGTAATCGTCATTATCCCCATGGGGAAACGCCGCACATTCGTCGATCACCTCTTCCGCAAACCTCCTATCGGGCGCCCAAACCTTTCCTGACTCGAAAATTGGCGCAACCATATGCATCCTTGTGTGTTTATCACGGCCCCTGGACGGGGTATAATTTATAACAGGAATACCCGTAGCTCTTAACTCGTCCGTGAGCGGTGTACCAGTAGCCTTCGCCTCTACAATCACCATGTCCGGCTCCCAGTAATTGTACTCCTGAAGTGCTTTCGCTTTTAATTCGGGAAAGTCCCACCGTCCACGTTGCGCGTCCATAAGTATAATAGATTCCGGCTCACCCTCCTTGGGCGAAAATACCCCCCACGTTGTAATTGCAGAGTAATCCGCAGTTTCCTTTTTAGAAAACGCCGTATCATAACTTTGCATAATGTAGCTGACAGGAGGAATTTCTTTCTTCTCCCACTTGTTCCACCATTCCTTTTTTATAATCGCGCCTTCTTCGGCTACAGGGTTTTGTTGCCACTGCGCGTTCCACTTACTTAAAGACAACGAAGCCTTGACCTTTAACAACTCCTCTTTCTTCCAGAACTCCGGCCACAGGACCTTGTCGCTGGGAAGGATTGCCGGAAACTCGACGATGTCCCACTGATCAGACATAACATCTGAACCTTGGGCCTTGAGCAGTTTACCAGTAAGATCTTTAAGTGACCATCGCGTCATAACAACAACAATGGACCCCCCTGGCTGGAGTCTCTGCCGTGGACCAGAAGTATACCACTCGTAAGCATTCTCCATGGCCGTCTCAGAAAGTGCGTCTTGCTCTGAATGAGGATCATCAATAATTAACAAATCAGCACCACGACCTGTAATCGCACCACCAACACCTGCCGCATAGTACTCCCCACCTTGGGCCGTCTCCCATCGACCAGCGGCCTTGGAATCGATCCGTAATTCCACATCGGGAAAAATATCCTTATAAATTTGTAGCTCCATAAGGTTCCGGACCTTTCTTCCAAAACGCACCGCTAATTCTGCCGTGTGAGTAGTCTGGATTATTTTGAGCTTGGGATTTTTTCCGATAAGCCATGCGGGTAACAAATAAGAAGCAAATTCCGATTTTGTATGGCGGGGAGGCATATTGACAATGATCCGTGAACCGGGAGTCACTGAAAGCTTTTCAAATAGTGTAGAAATTTTTTTGTGATGGGTCCCTTCTATGAAATTCTCATAAACATACTTTACAAAAACCATAAAGTCTTTCTGAGCTACTCCACGGATAATGAGTTTTTTTTGCTGCTCCTCGAGAGCTAGTACCTCTCTGATAACGTCTTCGGATGCATTTAACAAAGGTTACCTCCTGATGTATGATGGACAGATTATAGCGGATCACCGTCCAATGACAAGTAGGGCAAATGATTTATCTCAAACCCTATCTTCCGCTGCGCGTCAGATAGTGCGGCGCCCGATTTTGACCGATTTGGGGAGGTCGGGGAGGTGGCGGCTTAATCGGGTCTAGGTCTAAGTACCTAGACCCGATAGGCAATTACGAGTGACAGTATCCGTCCGTTTCAATTTGTAAGTACATACCGCACCACCTAACAACTATTGAATTATCGATAGCAGGTTGAACACTGTTTTGGAACTGCTTCCACGTTTGACCGTCCGGTGATTGCAACCATTTACGCTCGAGGCTTACTAATTGTTTTTCGTTTATCATTTTAAATTCCTTTCAAAATTAGTAGTGGGTCAGTATTTCATTGTCATACAATTGACTAGAAGCAATATCGTACTTAGTTTTTAACGCTAAAGCTTCATCGTATGTTAGATGTTTATAACTACCAAAACTGTAAAGCTGTTTTACGTTTGAGATTTTCTTTACTTTGGCATTAGGTCGGTTAATAGAAATAGTAACAGAAGTACTAAGAGATTTATTCATCGGTTTAATTTCTATTTTCGGATAAGTAAATTTTGACATT